AAACGGTACGAGTAAGAAGAAGCAGCGATCCCACAGAAGACCTCGTAGACTTTGTAAATGGTTCTATATTAACAGAATCTGACTTGGATCGTGCGTATCTACACAACCGTTATCTCAACGAAGAAGCCTACGAAGGTAATACTGCCAGCTTACAAACAGCTAGCGGTAGCACAAACTTTGACGCTAACTTCAATAAGATAATCAATCTTTCACCACCTACTAACTCTTTAGACGCTGCTAATAAGGACTATGTAGACGATAAGTTAGCACTGAGTGGTACAAGTCTTAGCGGTTTTAACAAGTCCACACACACAGGAGACAACGCTACTACTACATTTACTCTTAGCTTTACACCACAGACAGGTACAGCTTCTGCGTTTCGTGTAGCGATTGATGGTGTGTTGCAGACTCCTGACGATGCGTACACTGTTAATACCAGCACCAATCAAATCACTTTTACATCAGCTCCTCCTACGAATGCAGAGATAGTTGTTATTGCTACAGGCACAGCTCAAGATGTCAATAGCATCGGTGTAACAGCTACAGGCTCAACCACAGCTAGGACTCTTGCTGATCGATTTGCTGATGAAGTAAATGTTAGAGACTTTGGAGCTGTAGGAAACGGCACTACCGACGATACAACTGCTTGGGAGGCTGCTAGAGATTATGTGTTAGCTGATCCTTTTAATAGAGTATTCGTAGCTCCAGCTGGACAACACTCACTACCTAACGGTATAAACTTATACGGTGTTGTATATTGTAGGATCGAAGGAAACATAGTAGCAAGCGACGCAACCAAGGAAGTAGTTATAGGGGGCAATGTAGTTGAAGCTGATCCCTGCAAATTAATGTTTCACTCAGGCAATTGTACATTAAAGGTAGATGGTATTTCCCGTAGTCACATTGAGTTCACTCGTTTTAATGAGTTACACTTATTCTCTAGTAATAGCGGTGAAAACACGAAGTACAATGTAAGCTATTCCAATTTCTATTTTACTGAAGTCGTGGACTTTAGAATGGAAACAAATACTACATCAGGCACTACTGCTTGGATGAACGAGAATAAATTCTTTGGTGGTCGTATTACTAATAGTTTAGTTATGACGGGTGACTACCCAATGAATAATAACTCATTCTACGGTTTTAAGTTAGAGTCAATAGGAATTACAATAGACGCTAATAACGGATCGACTGGTGCCCATCACAATATGTTTCACGATGCTCGCTTAGAAGGGTCGATGAATTTTACATTCGGTCAGTACACCTTCAATAATCTGTTTTTCCAAACTTGGTCGAACTTTGCCAACACGATGATCTGGGATTTACCAGCTCAAGTCTACACAATTACAGATAACGGTGATAATAATCGAATCATTCCAATACACTATACTTACACAGAAAAAGAAGCTGTTACTCTGTACGATGTAAAACATTTAGGTAATAACGGAGTATTTGGAATAAGTACGGTAAACCCTGAAAAGATTTCAGTAATTCAGAACGGAGGTACTATATTTGATAGTGGATTAATTCCTGTTACAGATAAATCTTGGTTCACATTAAAAGGAGATGCGGATTCATTTCATTTGTATCTTGAGGTTTACGACGAAGATTTTAACCCAATAACAACAGAACCTAGTAGTGGTTTTAAAACATCTCAGGGAACAACGACATGGGATGCTTCAGGGTTTTGGTGGTATGTAACTCCTGTCTCAGGTGGTAATTTTGCTGTAAATCCAAACGCAGATAGCAATGTAAAATATATTCGTTATTGGGCGAGGGTGGATAACGCAGCATTGGGTGACGAACATACCAGTATTAAAAGTTGGATAGCGTTCCCACAAGAAGATAAATACCCAGCAAAGAACTTAGCGGAAGATAACTTAAAAGTAGATATTCTATCTAATAAAGTAACCGCTACATCAGAAGCAACCGCAGTAGATTTATTGAAGTTTACAGCAGGTGCTACAGCTACCGATGCAGTTGGTGTTCTTTCAGGACAGTTGATAATATCACTAACAGGAGAAAAGAGTACATCAGAAACCGGTGGTAGTGCATATTGTTTTATAAATGTAAGCAGGGAAGAATCAGGTAATATCAGTATTAATACAAGCACTCCTACATTGTTAACAGACGGAGGAGTATTAGATTTTACAGGTATTACATTAGCAACAAAAGCAGGTGCGTCTTCTAGTGAAGCAATTCTCACAATAACAATAGCAACTAACCAAAGTGATCCTTTCGATTCTTTAAACGCAAGAGCTAGACTTACGGGCGTAAGAGATCAGAACCTCGGTTATAGCAGTTTAATCAATGTAGAAAAAATCTAATGGCAATTACAAAGACAAACAATCGAATGATCGACGGGTCGGTCGTAAATGTGTTGGACTACGGAGCTTATAACGACGGTACGAATGCGACAGCTACAACGACGGCTATCCAAGCTGCTATTGACGCTAACTCTTCTATTTACTTTCCTGAAGGTAATTACCTAATAAGCAATAGAAGTACACTTACTTATAGATCGTCTGTAACTGTAAATGTAGGTCTTACCATTCCGTCGGATCGTACTTTAATATTTGCAGGTATAAATACAAAGTTTACTGTAGCTGATTCTACAAGAGCTGTAGTCTTTGCATCGAGTGGACAGAGTAAGATTTCTTTAAAAGGTTCCTTTAGTATTGAGGGTAACGCTTCAAATCAAACAGACCCTGACCTTGTAGGTTTTGGTGTTTACTTATTAAATTGTTCAGACATCGAAATAGATACAATTCATGTAAACGAAACAAAAAGTAATACTGTACAAATTATGGGTTGTTCTGATGTTTCTATAAGACACATTCATTCTACAACTACAAGTGCAGGAGGATCAGGAGGTGGTGGACCACAGTTTGAAGATTGTACTAAGGTAACAGCCAGTACATTTAGCGGGTATACATTCGATGATTTGGTATCTGTTATTTCACACGCAGTTACTATAAATGATTTTTCTCTTGGTGAAATTAATGGTGGTTCTGAAAATGCACGGGCATTATTCATGGGTTTGAGCGGTACTGCTACAGGTCAGCATAGTATTTTTAATATTACAGCAACTGTTAATTCTTATGATTGTGGAGTAAATGGACTAACATCTGCTGTTGCTATCAATAACGGTGGAATCTATAGGAACATAAATGTAAGTGTGTTTGATCGTTCAAGTTATGCAGCCCTTAGAGTTACACCATACGATGTAACAAACCACGGAACATTGGAGGCTTGTACTTTTAATGTAGTATCCCACAATTCTGATACTCACGCTATTGACTTCACACACGACGACGATGTTAATACAGTAATTAAAAATAACAAACTGAACGCAATAGTTGTAAACCCTAATTACACCGACACTGCTTCATATTCTGCTATTAGAATACAAGGAGGTGACGCTTGGGATGTTCAAGCAAATGTTGATTATCCATCAGGGAAAACAAACGCAACTCACGCTATACAGTTAGGAGCTAGTGGGACATACAGAAAAGTAACAAACAGTATTTTAGGTGGTGTTGTGAACGGTGGTAAACCTAATGTAACTCTTACCGCTGCTGACAATATTAATTTAGATAATCTTATCTGTGTAAATACAGAAGATTCAAACGATATAAGTATCGATCTGACAGCTAACGCATCAAATACAAGGGTTAGTTCATTATCAAGAGACGGTGAAATAAACGATACTGGTACAGGCACTCAAAGGAGTATGTCTAAGTTGTTCGCTAGTACGACAGAAGTTTCCAGTAGTTCAACTACACAAACAGATTTAATAAGTTATACACTACCCGCTGATTGGATGGGTAAGACAGGTGTTTTACATTACAAAGCATTAGGTACAATAACAGGTACAGCTGGAACAAAAACAATCGAATTTCATTTCGGAACTCAAGTAAGAACATTATTATCAGAGAGTATTATCGGAACAACTACTTTAAGCGGGGATTGGGTTGCAGATATTTGGGTTTTCCAAGACGGTACAAGATCGTCTCAAAAAATGATTATTGAGTTTGTTTTAGATGGTGCAATTATTCGAGCGATTTCCACAACAGGTAGTGCTGATACTACAGGAGCTGTGGATATAAAAATTACAGGGCAATGTGGAAACGCAGCTGATAGCATCACTCAAGAATCTCTGTTCATACAAGGTTCATAATGATCGACTCTCTATCTGGTTTCCTTAACACCGCTTTAGTCGTAGCTCTTGGAGTTATCGGGTGGATTATTAAACGCATGATCGAACGGTTAGATGTTGGTGATAAAAGACTTACCAAGATAGAGGTGGAGTTAGCTGCTCAGAAAGAAAGAGATAGAGCTGTTGAAGCACGCATCGAAAAGGTAGAGGAAGCACTTAAAGAAGTTCACAGTAAACTAGATAGAATGTTAGAAGTATTAGTGAGGAAATAGATATGCCAAAAGGATTATATGCAAACATTAACAGAAGAAAGAAACTAGGTATCAGCCGTAGTAAGAAGAAGTCTACCATTACACCTAAAGCTTACGCTAATATGAAGCGTGGGTTTCCGAAGAAGAAGAAGTGAGCGTATCGTTATCTATAGGTAGAGGCGAGAAGTCCCGTAAAGGAGGACTAACTGCTAAAGGTAGACGGAAGTACAATCGTGCTACTGGTTCTAAACTGAAAGCTCCTCAACCTGGTGGTGGTCCTAGAAAGCGTAGCTTCTGTGCTCGGATGTCTGGAGTCAAGGGACCGATGAAAGACAGTAAGGGTAGACCTACTCGTAAAGCTTTAGCGTTGCGTCGTTGGAAGTGCTAAGAGTATGCCTCGTCGTCCTATAGTTCGCCCACACCCGCTTGCTGCTCAACAACGAACAATAGCAGCTGTATCGGCTGCAAAGGTAAAAGAGAATAAAGAGAAAGCAGAAGAGTTACAAACAAAGGTTACATCCTTAGAGAGCGATCCATTCTTTGTTACGATTGACGGAGGTGGTCCGGTCTTAGAAGACACTGATATATTTGATGGAGGACAAGTAGATGCCTAGTTTTACAAAGCGTATACAACTTAGAAGAGGTACTCGTAGTGAGTGGCAAGCGGAGAACCCTGTGCTTTTAGAGGGAGAAGTAGCGATTGAATTAGATGCAAGTCGTAATCGTATTAAAATAGGTGATGGCGTAACTGCTTGGAACTTACTGCCTTACTTCCTTGACGCTCGTGAAGAAGAAGTAGGTGATCACGAAGAATTTCTTGAAGGCTTGACAGGTGAACCGTGATCTAATAACAAAGGTCGGAGTTAACCAATTAAGCAAAATTAGATATGAGTGTATGGTATCAAATGGGACAAAGTGTTAGAAATTTACTAATATCTTTAACTAGTACTAGTAAAGCAATTTTAGACACTGAGAGTAATATACAATCTAGGACAGATGATGAGTTAGGAACTATAGCTTTTGCTACAGATACTAATAAGTTATATGTATTTACAGATTCTGGATGGCAGCACGCTCAATAGTTTTGACAAACACTAACCACTAACATAACAATTATAAACGATGGCTAACATACTTCAACAAATCGGAACGACTGTTAAGTCTAAGTTGGATGAAAAGGTAGATAAATCGGACGCTGTATCGGACTTCTTAAAGTCTGTATTAGGCTTCCCAGCAGAGACCGTTGCACCCGAAATAGACACAGCAGCTAACATTACATCAAGAACAAGCGACGATGTGGGTACTATTATGTACGGAACTGACTCCTTCAAACTTTATGTTTTTGACGGCACTAACTGGCAAATCTTTAATAACAGTTAAACATGAGTGATATTACATTAATTAACGACAGCGAACAATCGCAGTTAGTAACTAACGGACTAGCTAAGAATGGTGAGTTGTATTTAAAGAAAGAAGGAAGTACTAACGCTGGTGCTATTGTTGTATATGATAGTGGTTCATGGAGAAATTTTGCTAACGATGCCAGCCCTTTTACTAATGCATACAGTTTAGACTTTGATGGTTCTAATGATCACGGTCTATCAAGTTATGTAGCTCCATCATCCTTGACCGCTATATCTTATAGTTTTTGGATGCAGTGCAGTAACACTACTTCTAGCATGACATTGGGACCAGCCGATTCCGGTAGCAATAATAAGGGTTTTAGAATCATAACACCAAGCGGCAGTAAAGCTTATTATGTTATTGTAAATGACGGGACTGGAAATTACCTTAATAGTAGTGTAGGTGGTACAAATGCTACTATCTCTGGTTCCACTAACATTCGTGACGGACTCTGGCATCATCTCGTTTTCACTATAAGCGGAACATCTGTTAAAATTTATATAGATGGAGGAGATGCTGCTATTAACGCTTCAAACTCATCTAATAGCGAAGGTCATGCGTTGTCAGTAACATCCACAAAATCTTATGCAGGTGGAGTAAATTCACTTAATGTAGGTAAAAACGGAACATATAATAGTTACTACTACGATGGGCTTATGGATGAAGTGGCTATATTTGAGTATGAGCTGACTGCTTCACAAGTACGATCAATATATAATAGTGGTACTCCTGAAGATTTAGTGAGCTACTCACCTAATGTATGGTGGCGTATGGGAGATAATGATGAAGGTACAGGAACTACAGTAACAGATCAAGGTAGTGCTGGTCAGAATCTTACACTCACCAACGGTCCAACTTTCTCAACCACAGTACCCTCTTGATAAATATGAGCGATAGACAATATGTAATTATAAACACTGATGAGTTAAGTACTATCAACTTTGACCATGTACTTGAAACATCCGTTGACACACTAAGATACAATGTAGCAGGAGATCAAACCTTTGTTAAATATGAAGGTGCTAAACCACGATGCTTGTACGGTAAAGACACACTGAGTCACTCAGCTATACTTACTGCATTGGAAGACGAATCCTGGACTGCACAAGAGGAACTATAAGACATGGCTAAATTAGACACAGTTACATCATCCACCCGTCCATCTTCGCCTGTTGCAGGTAAAGCTTACTACGAGACGGACACTAATAAAGTTATCATCTGGACTGGTTCTGCTTGGACGGAGCTAAATTCTGACGGTACTGCTTAACTTTAACCATAAACCATAACTAAAATATTATGCCAGATACATCATCTATATTCTATCAAATCGGTCAATCGACCAAAAGTGCTATTGCAGCAGAAGAAACAAGAGCATTGGCTGCTGAGGCTACGCTTCAAACGAACATTGATTCGGAAGCTTCCAGCCGTGCTAGTGCCGACTCTACTCTGCAATCTAACATCGACAGCGAGGCTTCAAGTCGTGCGTCTGCTGACTCCACCTTACAAGGTAATATTGACTCGGAAGCAAGCAGCAGAGCTTCAGCTGATACCGCTCTTCAAAGCGAACTAGACGCTACTCAAAGTGGTGCTGGTCTCGGAGCTGGTGGTTCTTATTCCGCTAACTCTTCCACCAACTACTTGACTACTGCTGGTTCTTTGGTTGCAGCTGACGAAGCTCTCGACGCTCAAGTTAAAACCAATGCTGACGCTATCAGTGCTGAGTCCAGTGCTCGTGCTGCTGCCGACACAACCCTTCAGTCAAACATTGACAGTGAAGCTTCTTCTCGTGCTGCTGCCGATTCGACCTTACAAAGCAACATTGATGCTGAAGAAACTGCTCGTCAGTCCGCTGACTCTACTCTTCAAACCAACATCAACGACGAGGCAACTGCTAGAGCTTCTGCTGATACTACCCTTCAAGGTAACATCGACGCTGAAGAGACTGCCCGTATCGCTGCTGTTAGTGGTGAAGCTACTGCCCGTGCATCTGCTGACACGACTCTTCAGTCGAACATCGATGCCGAAGCTTCAACTGCCCGTGCTGCTGAATCCGCTCTTGACGCTGCTAAAGCTAATCTTAGCGGAGCTGCTTTCACCGGAGATGTTAGCGGAACCAATCTTGTACTTAGCGGAAACTTGACTGTTAACGGTACAACTACTTCCGTACAAACCACTAACTCCGAAATCAAGGACTCTATTCTTTTGATCAATGATGGAGCTGCTGGTTCAACAAACAACTCGAACGACGCTGGTCTTATCATCGAGCGTGGTACTGGAGACGGTGGGAACATCGCTGCTGTATACGACGAAGGTATCGACAAGTTTGCGTTCTACAAAACATCTGCTACTTCCGCTTCTACTGACATCAGTGGAGACGACAGCAGTGCTTCCTTGATCGATGTTAAAGCTAACGATGTCGTTCTTGGAGACGGTAACAATCTTGGTTCATTGGCTGACTTTACAGCTGCAATGGCTTAATTGAGTTAATAACACCAGATGAGTACGAAAGAGAAAAAGGGTGATATGTCATCTGTATCTTTTCGTCTCAAACGGTCACAAAAGAAGGATGTTGCTGGCATCGCTAATAAACTCGGTGTCAGCACATCCACACTTTTACAAACATGGGTGACTAGAATCCTCAATAATATGAACGGACTAGGAGACCATGCTGAAATGCCGAGAGATAAATAAAAGATAAGTTTACTCATATCGAATATTAAGAGGGCAGTCTAGTTGGTTGGGCTGTCCTCTTTTTATTTACAAAGATAACAACTACTTATACACTAACTATTATGTTAAGTCATACCGAAGGAAGTAAGATGCACGACCAAATCGCTGGTGCATATCGTAACTGTATAAAAGTAATGGAGGCAGAAGGCGTGTATAACGCAGCATTACTTAACGGTGCTAGACAGTTCCTGAAAGATAACAATGTTGTCATGGACTCAGGAGTAGGTACACCTCTACAAGCTTTAGCTGATGACTTAAAGACTTTACCATTTGAAGAAGAAACACCAAGAGATACCACCCAAGCTACGGGACTTTAGAAACTTTCTATTCCTGGTTTGGAAACATTTAAACCTCCCCGATCCCACAACGCTCCAATACGACATCGCTGAGTACCTGCAAAACGGTCCGAAGCGGTCTGTTATCATGGCGTTTCGTGGTGTGGGTAAGAGTTGGATAACAAGTGCTTTTGTAGTACATCAGCTGCTGCTGAACCCATCTAAGAATATACTTGTTGTATCAGCTAGTAAGAATCGATCAGATGACTTCTCTACATTTACCTTGCGAATTATTCAGGAGATTCCCATTTTACAAGGATTAAAGCCATCAGAGAACCAACGATTCAGTAAGATAGCTTTTGATGTTGGACCTGCTCCAGCCTCTCACGCACCCTCTGTTAAGTCACTAGGTATATCATCCCAGCTAACAGGATCTCGTGCTGATATAATTGTAGCAGACGATGTCGAGGTAGCTAACAACTCCGCTACTCAAGGAATGAGAGATAAGCTGGATGAACAAGTAAAAGAGTTCGACGCTATCATTAAACCTTTAGACACCTCCCGTATCATCTTCCTTGGTACTCCTCAGTGTGAGGACAGTATATACAACAAACTGCGAGAGAGGGGCTACAAGAGCCGTATATGGTCTTCAGAGTATCCAGACGATACTGAGGCTATAAACAACTACGGAGGCGATCTAGCACCACTTATAGCGGATAACATATCTCCTGAGACAGTCGGTACTTCTACAGAACCATTACGGTTCACTGATCTCGACCTGGAAGAAAGAAAGATGTCTTACGGTCGGACTGGGTACGCTCTACAGTTCATGCTCAATCCTAAGCTGAGTGATGCTGATAGATACCCACTAAAGATTAACGATCTAGTGGTGATGGATGTAGATGTTGATGTAGCTCCTGAGAAGATCGTGTGGTCTAGTGACCCTGATAACTGTGATAGAGAGTTACCTAATGTAGGACTAGCTGGAGATCGATACAGAAGACCTGCTAACACGGTTGGGGATATGATACCGTACACAGGCTCTGTCCTATCTATTGACCCGTCTGGTCGTGGTAAGGATGAAACAGGGTACGCTGTAGTAAAGATGCTTAACGGTCAGCTGTTTGTTCCGGATGCT